ACCCACACGCATACAGTCTCACTCCAGAGACATCCTTTCAGCCAGCGATAGGATACTGTAGCGGCAGCACATGTGCAGCACGCGTCTGAGCATCCAGACACAGTGATATACGCTTTTTGCTGGCCAGTGTAATCGCAGTCGCACGGGTCATCGGAAAGGTCCTCGCAGCAGCAACCGTGTGTCCAAATACCCGGCATCAGTCGCACTCCCCGTCTATGCCATTCTCATACGAGAACCAGTACTCGCATTTGGCAGCACCACTAGCAGTGGCTGTAAACTGCACCACGAACATGGGCACTATAACACCACTAGGTGCTGGTTGAACCACAAATGATGCTGGGAAATCAGTGCCATCTATATCAACACCATTGCCCTCAATGTCCTCACCATCATTCATATTCTCTACAAAATTGTAGGCTGGGTCTACAGTTGTAGTGCCCGATAGGGAGACAGTTGGTGTTTCCCATTCACCATAGCCAAGATCAACTTTGACTTTTTGAGTCCAGGCATATTCCCATCTGTTCTGTGCAGGGGTCTCGGCTGCTGCACTAGTGCCCAGCATTGCCCAAAACCATAACGGTCGTACATGGGCAGTAAACTTATAACTAAACGATCGCTGCTTGGCTTCGAGCTGCCCAATGCGCTTAATAAGCTCATTATACTCATCAGCTTGCAGTGGGTCACCCCTAGATTTGTAATGTAAACTCATTTGTACTTTCTTTCCACTTTTGTCAACCAAGGAAATAGCACATGGAATTTGGCATACTCATATATCCAGTAATCCCGAACAAATGTTCTGCCTCCATCATCACCCACAAGGGGCAATCCAGCTTTTATGCCAAATTGATTCTTGTTCCAGCCAGGGAAATTGTATTTGAATTCGAATGTACAATCAAACAATAGATCAGAGTTATCTGTTTGAGCAGTTATCTCATTACAGTCATAGCTACCAAATAGCCAATGACCAGCTTTATGACCTAATACTACATCATCATTAACAGTTTTTAGAGTGGCCATCCATTGCGTGTGCATTAGATCACTATTGGCGAGTACAATGGAGATATATGCAGCAACACCAGCACCCTCTACGGTAAGTGTACCATCAACTTCTTGCCATGCTCTTGCCTCCCTGACATATTCATATAGCTCAATGGATCGCGGAAAATCATGGAGTATAGGGTCGCCACGTACACCCTTATCCATCGCTACTTCAAATGATTGGTCAATGGTCCCTATGCGTAATGAGGTATAATAACGCTTTCTTCGATTAGCTAAATTGTCTGTACCTGTGCCATAGCTATACTCGACTGTAAGTGTTCCACAATTAGCACCATTATAGTTCTTGCTGTCTGGCTGAATCGTTGCAGTAGCAACCTTCAAATTCGAATTTAGTGGATGATCCTTGATACGTGTCTTAGGACGCATAAGAATCAATTGAGACAGTGGCCCCCAATATACACGCTGCCCTGTTGCACCACCAACCTGCCATGTAACAGATTGGCTACTAAGTACCTCGTTTACACCTGCTAGCAATGCCATAATGTACTCCCTATGCAAGACCCATTGCATTTTTTATAGCCTGTGATTGTGCAACCATAGATACACGAATATCTTTACCTACGCCATTGAATGCATTGATTATACGCTCGGTATCATTATGGTTACTAACACCCAATTTTTCCACTGCTATTGCCACTGCCTTGCCAACATCTTTTGGAGGCCTTTTGATTGCACCCATTGCCATTTGGCCATCATTTACCCAAAGATCGGGTCTACGACCTGGTTTCCAGGCATTTTTAATATCTGGTTCATCATCTGGTGGTGGTGGTGGCTTCAAACGTTTGCCATGTGGTGCAAAGAGGTTTTTGATCCACTTGTCAATCTTATGGGCTGGATGCTCAAGTGATTTAGCAGCCTTGCCAAGCCCCTTTGCAACTTTATTTGCAGCATTCTTAATGGTACTGAAGAATGTAATGATCCCACGCTCACGTTTGAGTTGCTTCTCCATCTCTTTATTTGCTGTACCAATGAGCTTCATCAGTTCCAGCAACTCTTTCATCTTGGGACTTAGCTTTGTATTAGCTAATGCCTTGTCATAGTCAAAGACATTACCAGGGCCAGGACCACCCATTCCCTTCCCTAATATGCCAAGTATCTTCTCAGCACTAGGGAAATAGTTAGGTATGTCATAGTAACCGTTTTTGTCAGTGCCACGATTCTCCCAACGTTTTGCGATATCAGCTTGGTAACCAGAATTCAAATCCATTTTGTCAGCATATCTATCCTTGTTCTTTCGCTTACGCTCAAAGTATTCCCCAATATCTAGCTCACCACTCTTGTATTTTTCCTTTAAGCGTTTGTTGATAGCTTTGTAGTCTCTTCTAGCCTCCATCATTGACTCAGCATCACCCTGTGCTGTTGTGGCCATTGTTGCATCTACCATGGCTTTGCTAATCTGGCCAAGTGTTGCTATAAATATACCTGCTATTATACCCTTGCCTATGGCCTTCCCCCACTCAAGGCCCAGCTCAAACATATTGAGTGTAAATGTGGCCAGCTTCGTTAATAGCCATATTGCTAACTTCGCTCATTCCCTTGGAGAATTCAGCCATAAACTCCTGTAGCAGTATAAAACCAACCTGGGCACCTACAGCAATTGCCTGAATGAACAATGGTACATTAGCACTGAACAATGCTATTTTCTCCATAGCAGTGGCAATGCTATTCATTATAGCCTCCATTACACCAGTTATTACTTGAGCCATTGTTGATGTATTGACCTTTAACTTGGTAAAGCTAGACAGGAACATATTGAATAACTGAATAGCTGCACTGTACACATTACGCATTGCTATGCGCCAAGCAGCATGAATTCGTAGCATCTCATCACTAAAATTGCCCTTGAACCAAGCAACAAATTTAGCATATGTTTTTTGAATGTTACGAAGAACACTCTCTATGTCACCACCTAGCTTATTCCACACTGCATAGGCTAGTATACTGGCTAGCATACCCAATGCACTGGTTAATGGTGATCTAATAGGTTGCGTAATTATTGATATTACACCACCCAATAATGATTGCAAACGTGGCAATATTAAAACCATTGCTGCTATAACAGGAGCCATTGGCATCATAGTCATCAATGTCTTTTTAGCTGCTGGACTTAGTTTGTACAGTTTCTCAGCCAGTTTACCAAGCCATTTAACAGACTCCTTAAGTGTTGGTAAAAGTATCTGACCATAAGTCACAGCAAGTCTCTTAACCTGCTCCTTAAGTTGAGTAAGCATAAAGACAAACGTTTTACTAGTTTTACGAAATGCCTGCATTGCCCGACCAGCACGATTGAATTGGCCTTTTATATCCAGTTTGTACTTGTCTAGGTTCTGCATAAGTGCAGAAATAGCTCTCATGCCACGCTGGGTACTAAAGATAGTGGCAAGTTGCTGGTCTGTTGCACCCTCAAGTTTTTTGAGTGTCTTGTACAATCCCTCAGTTCGAAGTGCGTTTGTACTTAGTTCCACGCCAAACTTCTTTGCTAATGCAGTACCCTTTGCAGTGGGCTTCAGGAAACTATTCATCATACCATTGAGGGCTGTCATAGTTCTGCCAGCAGGTTGACCAGCCCTGGTTACTGTAGAGATAGCACCACCCATCTCTTCTAATGTAACACCGACCTTACCTGCCGTAGAAGCTAGCTGACCCAATTGGGATGCTAATTGTGGGAAGTCAATAACACCAGTACGAACCACCTCAAACATCCAATCAGTAACGTCACCAGCTCTTTGACCACTAAGTGCATAGGAATTAAGTACAGTAATCATTGAGTTAGCAGCTACTGCAGTGGATGTCATTCCAGCACCCGCTGCAATAGAAGCTTTTTCAAGCATTTGCATTGCCTCAGCCGGAGCAAATTGGGCTGATAATACATCATACAAACCCTTGGACAATGACTCAGTAGAGTCCGCATAGTCAACAGCTAACTGTTGTATCTGCTTGGAATAGCCATCCAAATACCTCATATCCCGGCCAATGAGCATGGTACTCACTTTAGCCATTTGCCTCTCAAAGTTAGCTGCTGCAGTAGCAAGGCCAGCAAACAGACTGGTCACGCCAGCCATTGTCGTCCCTGCAATAGCTAAACCTTTTGTAAAGCCGGTGTCTTTGAGTTTAAGCTCGGCATATGCTTCACCGAATTTATACTCTTTACCACCTGAGATTGATCCTGGTGCTGGCATTATTTACCCTTAGTGTTGGAATCACCGAATGCCAATCCAATTTGCTCGCCAACGTGACGACCCATCATCTTGTTAACAACAGTCACCTTATCAATACACATACTATACTGTTTGGGGGTCATATCATGTATATGCCCCAATGTTAAGCCTGGGTAGAATGCCATAATCAAACAACAGCCTGTATCAAAATCTATTACTACCCCCGCCTGTGCCTTTGATTTGGGTGGGGGCATGCCTGGTGCCTCTACTACGTAGGGTTTTCCTCATCACTCGAGGCTTCAGGCATATCTTGGAGACTGTCAATTGTAGCCATAATACTATCTACATTACCAACAGTAACGAGCTCACCAGCAGCTTCAAGTGTTATCCAAGGCTGATGCAATTTGAGTACAGACCATAATATGTAACGCATACCATTCAGACTCTGCATCTGTGCCATTTTCTGCATTGGGGTCCATGCACCATTCAGTAGCAAATCAATAGTGGCTGGTATAATGCTTGTGTCCATACCATTTGCTTTGCTATTAGCCATGAAGGTATTAACTGCATGACCACGCATATATGACTCGAAGTCTGCCATATTACCTATTGTGATCTTAGTGGCCATGTATTGCTCACCACCAACTACAATAGGTCGTGGCCCTGCCAATACCGTTGCTGGTGTAGCAGTGGCATTACTGATAGTTGCCTTACCTACTACTAGTGCTGGTGCAGGCGCAGGTACTGGGGCAGTGGCACCACTAGCCCTGGGTGATTTGCCAAGAATGTCCTGCGCCTCCTTCATGTTAATAGTACGTCCCGTCTGCTCTTTGATAGCCTGTGTTACCCAACCAATCTGTGCTTCTTTCGGAAGAGTAAGGATTTTCTCAGGAACGATAAAGCCTGCCGGCTGTGCTGGAGCCATTATGTTTCTCCTATGCTGCGTCTAGGGTAATATCTGCAATATTACCGATTGTAAGAACACCACTGCCCCTGAAGTTGATAGTGGTCTCAGGGACACCATTAACATCTATATTGGGCGTAGTACCGGTACAGAACACATTAGTGGAGCCATAACCAAGCTCAACTGTAGGGTCAGTTTCACACACTATAAACAGCTTAATGTGGCTCATACCTGTCTCAAAGCCAGGGAAAGCAGTGGCACTATCCAATCTAAGTGTTGCACTACCAGACCATTCGCTTGTTAAGGGTATGAATGTCTTGGCACCACTAGTGATGGCAAAATCTGTTGTTTCCCCTTCACTAGCCTCATAATTGAGTGACCAGTTGTAGGCATTCAAGACATAGTTATTACCATCAGTGTCCGTCCAACCCACCGTACCCAAATATCCTGCAATAGTTGCCATCAAGTTACTCCTAATGGGTTAGTGATTATATACTACCGATTGTGAGAACACCAGTACCACGGAAGTTAACAGTAAGTTCTGGTACACCATTGACATCCACACTAGGTGCAGCAGATGTTGCAAATGCACTACCAGCATAGCCATAGCTAGTAGTAATTGCCAATGAGATAACTGTAGCAGCAGTGGGCAATCCAGGGATGACTACTTCACTATCCAATCTACACGTAAAGCTACCAGACCATTCGCTTGTTAAGGGTATGAATGTCTTGGCACCACTGGTAAGGCCAAAGTCTGTTGTTTCCCCTTCACTAGCCTCATAATTGAGTGACCATGAGTAGGCATTTGTCGCAAAACCAGAATTGGGAGTTGCCCATGTTACGGATCCATTGTATCCAGCAATCGTCGCCATTATACACTCCTTGTTGGTTTACTATGTTGTTTGATACGACACGAGATAATCTACAGACCACTGCCATGCATTGTCAGGGTCTTTCATAAATGATGGTGCACCTAGCCTTTCACACTGCAAATGGGTTGGTGCTCCTGCACCTGTGTATGTTAATGATGCATGATCAAACCTGGTTGTGAGCAATGCACCATACCCTGTGATATCAATAGTACCAGGATCATCATCATAGATTGCAAACTGCACTACAAATGATTCGATGATGAGGCTACCTTGAAAACAATCAGTACGACCAGTGCCACCGATGGCAGACATTACAGTATAGGGGTATATTGCCAAGTCTGATGCTTGAGTATTGTATATTGCACCAATACTACTTACTAGACTTGTACTAACTTTATACTGTGCAACTAATGTTGGGAATAGCCATTTCATAGGTTACCTATCTACTTTTGAGCATAGCGAGCAATGACTGATGCAGTTGCATATTGCCCGATCAAGCTCATAAACTGCTTATGCAGTGCAAATAGTGTTAGACGATTGAAGGGTCTGGCAGCCATCCGAGATGTACCACGCTCTAAGAATGCTGCATGCCTAGCTAGCTTACCACTCAATACACCAAACCTTACTGCATTGTTGCCATATGTTTTGTAGCTTATTGCATTCAAAAGCTGGCCACTACGCTTATGAGGGTAGTTACCCTTCTTAGAAGCTGGTGGGAAGCTAGTGGCCATTTTGGATCGCATATGGGATGCTGCCATTCTTCCACATGCATTGAGCCTGCTACTCATCATACCCATCACACCAGATATGAATTCCTCTGGGTGCAATTCTACTCGGTACACAAGGCCCATTATATCTCCAATACATCTATACGCAGGTACTTGCCAGCTTCATGGACATTGTGAACAGTTTGAACATGGAATACCCTACTACCATAGGTTATGATATCACCATGCTGAACAGATGCTCCTGCAGTGGGACTACAGTATACATGGTGAGTATAACGATCAGTACGTTTACTGTCTGTCAATGCCTCGTTCTGATCTACACCTACAATACGGCAGGGTAATGAGGCTACAACTGCTGTTGTAGTACTCACATCACGGCTACCATCAAGTTGCTCTACTTCTACCTTACGGCTGACAACAACAGTGTGAATATAGAATGACTCAATAGACATTAGAATGACTCACATATTCTAGGTGACATGTATTCTGCTAGGCGATGCTGCATGTCCTTGTCTATGGTAGAATATTTTCTAGTATACTCATAGTCATCAAGTCGTTCACTTGTCATAGTACCATCCGTTTGGTACTCATTGATACGCCTCACTACAAGTTGGATGACTGTCTCTTCCAAGCTAGCAGGAATACTAGTATAGCCAGAGTTATGCCATACCACTAACTGATTGGGCCCTGACACTGCACAACTATTGAGCATTAGAATGCCCTCATCCTCTTCTATATTATGGATGCTAGCATCCTCTTCCCATATGGACAGGTTGAGGCTTGCAGTGGCAATAGCATTACTTTGGGGCGTTGGCACTAGGTCACTAGCAGGATAGCTGGTATAATTGGATACGGCTGTTGCTGTCCAATTGTCCACTGCGTTCATAGCTGCCACTACATCACTGACCACAGTATAGGTGGCAATTGCGAGCGTTGTGGTTGTGGCTACACCTGCTATGACAATAGTTAGCTTGATCTCTGTGTCAGTCACCCATACTGTAGCCCTTGATGCAGATGAGTCACCAGCAACCTTAAGTACATTTATATGGCCCGTAGCAACTCTCGTTACTGACTGTGTGGGGTAGGTGCACAGGATGTATTCATTAAGACCACCATGGAAATACTCAACAAAGTCACGTGCAAGTAACTTGCGACCACAAAAGGTCTCTATACTTGCACTGATAGCATTGATCAAGCGTTCTATCACAGCATCTGCAGGGGCAGTAATACCCTGGATTGTGATAGCAGTCTTAACATTGGCTACTGTTGTAAGTGCATACTCGGCTACAGCCATTATCTGCTCCTAGCCCTGTGCAGTCTTGACCTTATTGATTGCCTCTAAAAGTCCAGCAGTCCCCATTTGCTGACTTGACAGCAGCCTATTCATTTTATCTTTCTCACCAAGTGGTATGCCACCACGATAGACCTGAATAGACTTTATCAGTGCACTAAACCACAAACTTGTTTGGGCTGCAGATCGTGCAGGCTTAAAGCGTCCTATTAGGCCACCAATGACACCGATCAATGGTATTCCTAGAATGGTGCCCAATGTTTGGAGACCACTAGAAGATACGTCGTCTATGGTACCTGCTGTACTAAACAGTTCCCTGCTACCTGCAAGTTCTATGGGCATACCATTGGTATCCACATCCACTTTGCCATCAGCATTTGCATCAATATAGACAACGTCAATGTGGCCATCACCACTTTCATCGTTAGCAATAACACGTGCCGCTTTGTTGTTATCAAATAATGTGGCCATTGATGCATTCATTTCACTCATTGATTGGCATCCAGGAACACTGACTATGCCAACTAATGCTACAGCAACCAGTACACCCATAGTTACTATTGCAATTATCATGGATAGCTTCATTGTGCTACTCCTCATTGTATTTACGTAGCATACTGTGGCTACGTAAAGTTGTTTTGAGCTCGACTATGTCCCCATGCATGCGAGTTAGTACATCACCAGTGTGGTCCATTGACTCCCGCAATGCCTTAAGTTCTTCACGTTGCTCACTCTTAAGTGCAATGAGTGTACGCTCATGTATGTGAATATTGGCCGTATTAACAGCCACATCCTGCCTTACCATACCCCATGCTACCATTACTGTACCCAATATTACGATCAATTGAGCTAGCAATTGGAACCATGGTACAGTTAGCCTATTGTTGCTGTTACTGTTTGAATTAGTCATTGTTGCCCCTTATCCAATGCCCAAAAATAGTAAATTATTTGCTGATGATGCTGTTACTACTGGGGTGAATGTAACTGTCAATTGGGCTTGGGAGAGAATGCAGAATAAATCAAAGTTGCCCATGTACGTCACAGTTGAAAGCACCATGATTTCCACGTAGCCAGTCGCATCGACATATGGTGTACAGGTACCGCTAACATTCTCAGCAAAACTCTTTACCAGTGTCCCATTAAGAGTAGACCCCATTTGCACCCAAGCACTCGTATCCCAATTTGCTATATATAACTTTGTGGCTGGGTTCCCCGAAACTGCCACTGCTTGAACCGGGGGATACTCACGGCAAGCTTTGTTATCAAAGCCTCTGCTTCCGCCACTTTGAATCGAACCCTATGCCCAGTAACACCCGAACCATATGCAATTCCAGTCGGGGGGGATACAACACTATCAGCCAGCCTACTTATGAACAGAAGCTCATTTATAGTGTAAGCTGATGCATCCGGTTCACCAAAAGAGAAGGAGCTTGCCCCTGTTTTTCCTTCAGTCCATCCCGCATTGCTCACATCACTATTAGGGTTGTATACAGTAGTAGCCATTAGTCACCCACCATATAGAAGACGTACACCCAACCAGAAACAGATCCAGAAACTACAGCTTCAGGGTCTGTTTCCGATAAGGAAGCAAGAAAAGCATCACTCAAAGGGGATGGGTGAGAACTTACAAACACCGCATCCCGAACAGTAGCAGGATCAATGTTTACTGCCTGTGCTACTTGAGCAATCTCTTGTTGTCTGGTCATGATCATTCACCTGTTGGCGGTGACCCTACACTAGCAGCCACCGCCTCAGTCCGTCTCAGTCCATTGCTGACTAGATAGCAACCGTACCATAGATAAGTGTACCAGCGTAGTTCACAGTAGTGGTTACTGTAATTTGAAGCTTCTTGTTAGTACCACACTTACCCCATGGGGCATCCCAACAGGCAAATGGCAGTAGAATGCCCTTGTCTATCAGATAGTCACCAGTGACTTCAATAGCTGTCCCAGTATTATCATGGAACTGGGCATTGCTGTCATCAGCATCCACACTCATTGCTATTGCATAGAGCCAAAGTTGATAGCCAGCACCAGGTGCTGCTATCAGGTCTTGTGCAGCACCGTTACCTGCAGTTCCAAATGTAAGGTAGCCTGGTACTATCACATTACCTACATATGTTGTCAGTGCCATTAGCTATCTCCAATGATTCCAATGATTACGGGCCAGTAGCAACAATGGTAGCACCATTGACCAGTGGGATGTAAAGAACATCCCACTTAACATTACCAGTATTGGTAGCAGCAGTTATTAGCTCAATAACACCAGCACACAGTACAATCGGAATGACCGATGCAGGCATGAAGCCAAGATAGTCTACCATTGCATCAGCAGGTGTACCTGTAATACCATAATAGGTGCCTACAGCATCATCGTCGATATCAAGTGTGGCGGATAGGTCTGCAGAGGCCCCACCACTAGGCTTGAATGCCAATTTAGTGGCATTGGCTGCATTCTCAATGGCAGTGGTAACCTCACCCCAGATACCGAGCAAGAGCACTCTACCACCAGCAACAGTGAATATTGTCTCAGTAGCAGATGTAGGCAACGTGTCAGTTGCACGTGAGACACGCATACCACCACCACCAACTATTTGAATTGCACTGTCAGCAAAATTCTCAACACCTAGTGCATTGTCAGCAATCTTAGTATTGGTAATAGCATCTGCAGCAATAGTTGCAGCAGCAATTGAATTGTCAGGGAAAGCGTCAGCACTGGCACCTGGCAATGTGACAGCCGCCTGATCAACAGCATCTGTTCCTCGAACATTGACACACTTCAATGCTCCAGGATCAAGAATGTCATCAATCGTATCACCATATAAGCTGCAATCAGTGCAGAAGCCAGTACATGCTGATACCAACTCAATAGCATGGTTGCCAGTGTTGAGATTGGATACTGTACAATCCTTGATAACAAGATTAGTCAGTACCTTACCAGTGGGATTGTGGATACCACCATTGGCCCAATCACCCTCAATGTAGCAATGATCGATGGTGACACGATCAGCAACCTCACCAAGTTCTATAGCCTGATTGCCGCCCGCAGTGGTCTGAGTAAAAGTACAACCATCAATAGTTGCCCTGTCACATGTATTAGCACTGCCACCATTGATGTCGATTATGGTCAGAATTTGCTTAGCAGTACCCTCACGGAACTCGCAGTTCCGTATGGTAGCATCAGCAGAATTGACATCAATCATAATGGCCAGTGAGTCAACATCGCAAACAAAGAGTATGTTCTCGATGAGGATACTGGCAGCAGCAACATCTATGGTAGACGTTGCATCATCAAATGTAAGTGTGGGACGATCAGCACCATTACCAACACCGATCACACTGATGCCAGCAATATCCAAATCAATTGCGGCAGCACCAGCATCAAGAGTCTCAGCATGGCCAGGGGATATATAGATAGTGTTCCCCGCACTTGCACTGCATTTACCGACCGCAGCATCAAGAGTAGCGAGTGCATTTTCCCAATCCAATCCAGTATTGGTATCTGCACCATCGCCACTGTCCACAAAATACTCCACACCCGGGCCTGTACTGCCAGGGTACATAATCAATTGACCGCTATACCATCTCGAATATACACGAGGCATTTATTTGCTCCTTAGTTATTGGTTAAAATCGACCAGTGACTGCACTATGGTGGACAGGACGTCCATATCGCCTGGGCAGCGACATAGTGCAGCCACCGGTTCTAGTCCAATGATACCACCTATTAGTCAGTGATAGCCGTCAGAGGTGGCTCACCCAGATAGCGACCTTGGCCAAGAATGTAAAGGCCACCATAAATGTCAGTACTGGTGCCAGGAGTAGCAATTGCCAAAGACAAGCAATCAAAGTCATTAGCAGCATCAAGGTCTTCAGCATTGACCTCGATGATGTAGAGACTGTTATCCACTGCAAGTGTGAATGTATTGGCTGTAACCGTAGTACGCACAAGTATATCATCAGTGCCTGATACACACCCAGTCCACATCTCACTAAAGGTCAAAGCTTTGACACTTCCAGCCGCTACTGTTTTGGCCTGGTTAACAGTAACTGCAGCAGCAGTACCAGCCATGGAACCGGTCTGGATCA